TGAGTTGTTTGTTCTGATAGGAGACATGATGCGGAAAGCAAGCCCCGGCCCAGGCCGCGTATATCGCTCCAAAACTCGAGTTGGCGCCCAAGATCTCGTTGGCCAACTTAATAGTGTCGTTGTATTTTGATTCAACCGCGGTCTTTCCCGGCATATAAACAGGGAAATTGACAGCAAAGCGATGCTGTTGCTTGGGTTCAACAAATTTATCGCTCCAAAAAGGACGATTTGTATGACCGGTGGGAAGGGGCCCCGGAATCCTGCTGGCCATGATTTAGGCCTCCTTATCTAGACCCCGACTCGATAAACAGCCCAATCATAGCGAAGTCCAATATCAACTGTCAACAAGTCTTCGCTGCCATAATCAAGTGTTCCATACGAAACCGAGGTAATAAAAGGATTATTGAGTTTATAAGACCCGATTGTTAAACCATCACCATCAACCTCGCTGACGATCACGCCAGACCCAATAGCGCCAACGGCGGATGCCTTGTTGACTGTTCCTGGGCGCTCGATACTTCCGCCTTGAGCGACAAGGTCAGGCTCGATGTATCCCGACAGGCTAAGAACATTCATCAACTCTAGATCCATGTCTGGTGCAAGCGAGTTAACAAATTGCATTGTGATCTCGTTCCACTGTACACGGCCTGGGTAGTAAAAAGTCTTGTCAAGAAACTGGTGCTCCGTAACACCTATAGTATAAGCGGGCTTTGTAAAAGTACGAGCAAAGATTTGGCTGCTCATGCCGCTTGGTAATTCGAATTGAACCAAAAATCTATGTGCGCGTTTTGGCTCGGTTGTTGCTGAACTCCAGAATTCTGTCATTTTTCTAAATCCTCTTTAAATTAAATAGTGAGGGAATTTAATTCCCCCCATCTATTATTCAAATTCTACTCCCGATCTTGTAATCACGAAATCAAGCGCAATAAACTCAATGGCCCGAGTGGGCTTCAGGAGAATCTTGGCATACATAACATTTCGATCAACCAGGTCTGGGGTGGTCGTGGAAGCATCCAACACCACCTTGTAATCCGAGAGACCAAATCGATTTCTCACAGATGCTAAGAAAGGGTTAACCTGATTTAGGAATCTGTTCCATGTAACCTGCTGGTTTGGATCGAATAGGATGCCATTCGAGATCTCAGTGATTTGCTTCTTAAGGAAAATCATGAGCCTTCGGACATTGATGCGATCCAAAGCAGATGATGTCGCCTGCAAGGTCTTCTGACCGAAGACGACGATCCCCTCTGCTGGGAATGAAGCAATGGGGTTAATGTTGACTTCGTAGAGGTCATCGCGCTGATCAGCAGTTAGCTTCTCAACAACGTTGACCACATTCAGTCCTGCGCTGCCGTTATTGAGGCCACCGCGGTTAAACCCAGCGGGGGCGAACCAAAGTTCAGCAGTGGCGGCAGAGGATGCCATGACACCCAATGCGATTGTGGAGGGCGGCACCCAAAGACGACGCTGCGAGAGCGTGTCGTTGATCTGCACCCAAGGATAATAGGCGCAACCATAACTGTTGTTAAGATTACGGCTATTGATATTTGTTACCGTGGTCGCGGAGGAGCCGATTCGATCACTAAAAGAGTCAGTGTTCTCCGTGCTGGGCGTATACCCACCCTCAAGGTCAATGATTGCCAGGGTATCCTTACGATCTTCTGCCATTTGAAGCAGAAGGTCTGTGGATTGGGAATCAGTGACGCCGGGGATGGCTGCCATGTTAATATCAACCTGATCGACATCTATTACCGAATCGATGGCCTTCTTCACCGTATAGAACATGGGGTATGCTGCGGTGGTTTTGCTATCGTTACTGTTATCCAGTGCACGAGTATTATTGAAGGGGTTCTTCTCAGTAATGTCAAATCCATCGAAGCCGCCATAGAGGGGCACAGTGAACTTGTTGAAGCCCTGGTCCAGCACTTCCGTATAGGATGCACTGGCGGCCGTCATAGAGCGACCACTGCGGCGTCCAGACGCTGCACCAGGGGTTCCCCGGATCACATCGGCAGTAAGAGCCGAGGCAAGGGGGGATCCAGACCCACTAAGAACGTTAGAATAGACGAAAATGTCTGACCCTAAGTGGAAGGCACCTCCCGCGTTCTTCACCAGGTCATCTAAGGAGAACCCGGGCGAAAGAATAACATTGCCCTTTGCGGTATTTGTGGGCTTCATGCGAACCAAGTCGCGAACTGCTCCATCAAAGATCTGTGTCGTAATCGACTGATTGGTGCTGAGACCGAAGAAAGCATTTGTTTCTTTGGCGAGTCGACCATCAGACGAACCACTACGCTGGGGCAATGGAGGGAAGGCCAAACTGGCTGTCAAGATAAGACAATCTGCGTTGCCGCCGCCAACCGGACCAGGGGCGAGTGTGAAACCAAAGTCAACTGCGGCTGTCGATGTAATAATCGTAGATCCGCTCGGCATAGCATCGGCGGGGATAGACCCAGAGCAACCGGACTGAATGATAGATGCGTTGGGGCCCATATCGACGACACTGATGCCTGGGCCGGCGATGGAATAACCCAAAGCCGTAGTAGACCCAGAGCGAATCTGTCCGCCGCGGTAGATCGGGATTCCGCGGAAACCGAAGGGGAGAAGTGCGGCATCTTGATTGCCGTTCTCGACAAGCGGATCCAACTCGACGCGGATCAACTTGGACTGGACGGGATACTGTCCTGTCTCTGTCCACTTCGAATTAACTGCGTCGTATGTGAACGATCGATCACCAATGCGCTTCCCAATAAAATTATTGGAAGCAGGGTTAAGATCCAAATTGTTAAACTGCTCAAGAATCTTGGGATTCTCGTCAGTATCCTTAATATCACGCACCATCAAAGTAAACGTTCCATAAGGCTGATAAAGGGGGTTCGAGGACTGCTTAATATCAGAGAAAGAAATCTTGTAATTACGCTGGGCGTACTCTACACCTTCGCGGGAATGAACACGGAAAAGTGTCTGCACCCGGTCGGAGTTGAGATCAAAAATGGATACCACTGTATTAAGATCCTGACCGATGATCCACGGAGTAGCCGGCGTTGCATATGCCTGCTCAAAGTCGCCACCAGAAGCGGCCGATCCAGAGCTAAGGCCCAGGATAACCCCTATGGTGCCTGACATGTCGGTTCGTGTCACAGAACCCTTGTCAAGGTTCTGGATAGTATCGACAACTGCTCGCTCATATGACTCAGCCAGGAAATAATCCTTTCGGTTGGCGGTGGGGGTAATGTCTCCATTTAAAAGATGAGGGTTTGTATTGAAAACCTTTCGAATATAACGACCGTTAGCAGGATCAAAGTTAAACGTAGTTTCAAAAACTTCATGTGAACCAGAAATGCGTACACGGAACTCGCCCTTTGAGTCCACGGTCTTGGGGCCGATCATGGCGCCGGCGGCGGTTAAGTCTTCGGGGTTGTCGACTCTGCCGAGAGGGCCTACAAGTTCAACAGTAGTGTCGGAGCCAGTCAGCTGGAAAATTGCGGCCAACATGCCTTCACCGGTGCGATCACCGCGGTGTTCCCCTTTCGTCGAGCCAGTTCCCACAATGAACAGTCCATAAGTGGCGCCTTTAGACGTCTGAATACCGGAGGTCGACTCCAAGCGGGGGATCTTCCAGCCAGCCTTTGTGGTGGCTGCTGGGTCTTGATCGCCAACCAGGCGAACAAACGTAAGGGGAGAGCCGTTTGCTAGATAGGCCTGGGCTGCGTATGCCCCATAAGTCGGATTAGAATAATTACCTTCTCTCCACTGATCTCCATTGGCGTCCGAGCCAGGAAGTGGTTGGCCAAATAAATCTACAAACTCAGAAAAACTTCTTACTTTGGTGGGGACCAGTGCGGGGCCTTTTTCGGATACTCCGAACACAACGGGGCCAGATCCCCCTGGGCCGGCCGGGCCCACGACCTGAGATTGATCAATTTCATTGATGAAGACCCCAGGTGATACAAATCTAAAACTGTCTACGGGCATTTTTCATACTCTCCTATACAAACAATAGTGTTCAGAGATAAATAGTAAAATAAAGTCGGAAACAACTTTTACTCTTTATAAAACCCTGAATTATCCAGGAAGTCCTGTATATTTCCAAATATAACGTTTTCCCGGGGGAGTTTCACCTCTACTGCATTCTCTCTGATTACTAAGTTTGGTGTTTCTTGATTTTCGCCGTCGCCATAGAGGTAGCCAAGAACCTTAAATCCTATAATTGACTCATAGTTTCTCTGTTTCATCCCCATATCTGCGACATTAGAATTATTGGTTATTGAACCATTAATAAACGCCTCATACTTGTGGCCCTCATTCTCAATGCGGAAGGGCATTGAATTAAGGCCTCCTTGACGGACGAACTTGGATATAATTTCATTACTCTGCTGCTGGTATTCGGTGCGCACAGAGATCTCATAGTTAATCGCAACCCAAGTGGGGAAAGGAATGGTCATGGTCTGATACACCGTGCGGTCTGCTTTTACTTTTGGCCACGTTGAGCGATCATATATTCTTTTAGAGTAGGCATTTTGAAATTCAGCCGTCTTTTTCTGATTTACGCGACGAGCAACAGTAATACTGCCCCCCATTGCGTCGCGAACTTCTGGTATATTGGCCGCAGGGATTGCAAAGTCCTTGGCCGGGTTCTTTTCGATGCTTTTACGATCTATAGTAATCAATGGGAGGATTAAAGTCTCTTCAGAGTCCCGAAGATCCTTGTTGTGCTTAAGTTGATATGCTCTTTCGGCAGTTACCCACAACACGGGGACTTTCTTGAACCCCTCATTGGTCGTTACTGAAAGATTGAGTCTCTCATCCACATATTTGATGACTGCTTTGTCGATGGTTTCCAGAGATGAAGTCGAAAACTCTATATCATGGACCCTAGACTCTGTTTTCTTATCTCCCAGATAATCTTTACGCGTAGCTTTGGTATCTTTTATCTGTTTTTCGGTTCTTTTGCTGTTTGGCACTTATAAACTCCCCCCTATCTATCCAACATAGATGCCAACGGGAACATTTTGAAAAACTTTTGTTGTCGAGTCCTGCACAGCAGAGTCCATCGCGGCCAACTTCTCATATGTCATTTCATCCAGAAGGGTCTTTAGCTCATCGCGGAGGGCATCTTGCTCCGATTTAGCCTGCGATAAGAGATCAGCCGCATTCATTGTAACACTCTCACCGGGGATGGGCACCACAGCGAACTTTCCTCTGACCTGACCAAGCATTTCTTTTGTCAGCGCCAAGGCGAAGCGACGAATCCATTGTTTGCCGATTGAGTTGATGCTTTCAAACGGCAAGTTCTGAAAGGGTAGGGTATTCATATTGTTAACGCCGTCTGTCCCCGTTCTCGCGTTGCCATCTTCCCACGGCTCATAATCACCCTCAATGGAGAACTGTACCCATACATCATTGGGACTCGTGGCATCGGGACGCGGAAAAAGCCTCAGATTGTTGTCTTTTATTTCATACGAATAGTGAGAGACGCGGGTCCACAGTGCATCTTCATATGCCATGGCCTGAAGCTTGTTCTGCCACGTGGGAACAATTTCAAAGGTGGAGTCGTCTGCGTACTGACCATAGGTCCGCATGTTGCCAACAACGGAGAATCCCCCATAGTACCCATAAAAGCGCCACATTGCGCGAGGTGTTTTAAAGAATACTTTTCTAACTATAATTCTTTTATCTTGAATTCGACCAGCGAATGGCAGAGATGCCGTTAGGACAGAAGATGCGGAAAGAAGGGTTTGCAAATCATAATCTTGAGTTCCAGATTTTACAGATATAGAGCCCGAGTATATTGGCGTGGTTCCTCCAATATTCGTTTCTGTGGCCATTCTTTCGGAG